CGACTTATACAACTTAACCAGAGCCCAGCCCTGCCCTTTGTATGCCGTGCCTCGCGTGCCAAGTCCGAGGTTTTGACTTACTAGCATTTTAGTAACCGATTACAGAACCAGAACTAATAACAAAGCCAGTAATTTTATTACCCTTACCCGCTGGCAAATATGCACCCTGCTGGAAAGTAACGCCGCTCATTCCGCGGGCGCTCAATACATTGGTAGCCGTGCCGTTCTCTTGGGTTACGGTAAAAGAAGTAAATACAGTGTCCTCGGTAGGTACAACTGCGTCATAACTAACTGAGGTAACTGTTGCAGCCGCGTGGTATTTAAAACCCTGCGAGCCTGCTATAATGTCTGCGCTTGCTTGTGCCATAGTACCCGCAATTTACAAACGCCAAACGCGCAGAGCGTTAACAAATTAAATGCTGCTAATAATATACCACTGGGAGCCGTCGCTTATAATTGTCTTGCTGCCGTATTGTGAATTTATAGTAGTTGTACTTGAGCCGTTTATATTATACGCACCGCCGCTGATTGTTACCACGTGCGGATTTGCTGTCTTTAGAAAATAGTATTTTTTACCCTTGCTCTCGGTTGCGTTTGGTAAGTTTATAGTTACGTTGCCGTCGGTGCTGTTACAAATAATTAACTCGTAGCCGTTTGTAATTGTATGGGTGCCGTTGGTGTATACAACAGAGGCGTTATGCTCTTGTAGGTGCCAGGCCATCTGCTGTGCTGCATTGTCAAAATGCACCATAACCTCGTAACGTGTGTTAAGTGTTGGTGTGGTTGCGGGGGCACCATCGGCATCGTTAACCAGGTAATTAAGAACTAATGCAGGCGTGCGCTGTACTGAATCGTTTAGCCTTCCTATCTGCTCGTCTTGGTAATTAACACGATCCTTTAACCCAGTGCCAACTTTTAGCCCTTCGCCTGATGAGGTTAGCCCGGTGTATATTGGAACCAATCCCAACCACTCGCCAGCCCATTGCTCGGACCGTGCAGTATAAACAGCGCCGTTTATTAACCATTTGTAGTCATCAAAGTAAAGTGATTTAATGGCCGTCAAAGTTCCTGCATCTGCCCAGGTGCCCTGTATAGATGGCACAAAGTCCTTGTACAATCCCGCAATGCCTTGGCCTAGCATTTCGGTAGGCGTGCCATGTGTAACTGAATCCCAACCGCCACGCCAATCGTCAGCAATTACCCACTGGTTACTTGAGTTGTAAGCCTCTATGTTTCCGATGGCATATTTGCTAGAGCTGCTGTAATACTTTGGTTCTAAAATTATCGGCGTAGAGTTAACGGCATTTGCGTTGTCGGGCGTGTAGGTTTCGGTTATGTTGAATGTGAAATCGGGGTTTTGGTAAGGTGAATCGTCTGCAAAGGCTAATTGAATAGATCCCCAAAATGGTTTGAAAAATTCATTGTATGCGCCCGTGCCGCCGAATATATTATATTTCTGTTTAACGGCTTTAACCCAATTTATTTTAACCTCTAAAATTGTAAAGCCTGCAGGCGGGCTGCTCACTTGTTTGTCAAAAACAAAGCTGGTCCAGTTGCTATTTTGAAAGTCGTTAGCAATCGTTTCAATAAATGTGCTAGTAGGCGCAGACGCAGCGCTAACCCATAGCAAAGTATTTAAATCTAACACCCGGTAGCCAGTGCCTCCATCCCTTAAATAAATTGTAATTGCTACATCGGATTTATCCTCTGGGCCCGTTGGCGATGTGGTAAATGTATGCCGTGCAAATTTAACAGCAAAGCGGATTCTTAAAGGTGCTTCGTCTGGCGTTGTGCCAGTTGGCACCCCTGTAAATGTTTTGGCAAAAAAAGTATCGGATTGGTTTGCGTATGTTCTGTATGCGGTAGCACCTAGCATTCGCTCCGTGTCAATTTGCACATACTTAGCAGCTGCCTGGTAGCTTAGTGATGGCTTGGCTATCCATTGCGGGCGCACGTCGTTACCAAGTTGCACAGCGTGCGTGTAGGTACCGGTTCCAATATATTGCAGCGTGTAATTAAACTGCCGATAGGCAACGGTAGAATCTAGGTACTCAGTTGCAGAAACAAGCCAATACTTTCCAATCTCTAGCATAAATCTAGCCTGCAGGATTTCGCAAACTTGTTCTAGCGCAGCCTTGCAATCCATCATGTTGCTCTCAGCATATTGGAAAGCAGAAATGTCGGTAGCTTTAATGTCTTTAAATTGGTCGTAATCGTCGACAAATGTATTTAGATCAACCTGCAAAAGGTCCAACCCTTTGCGTGTAGCATCCAAAGAAAACGGCGCAACAGCGTCCCTAAAATAATCTGTTTCAGTTCCCGCTACAACCCAATAATCTTTGAGCGCCAACTCATCCAAGCACCGACGAAATAACTGTGCTATAGTTATTTTGCCATCGGTAAACCACGAAGAGTCTACCTTGTAACCGCTTAGCAATTCTAAACCATCTACAGCACCCAAAGAAATAACAGGCTTAGCTTCTATGGCTTCGCGTTGGAATGTCATTTGATCTGCAAGAACTCGGCCCACGTGCACCAAAGAATTATCTTGATAGATAAGCACAGCCCAAAATTGTTCCGAGGTTGTGGCTATGGCTTTGAACTCGCCCAGTACTGTATTGGATGGCATTACCCAAAAAGATGTGGAGCGTGAAGGTCGGATGGCATTTTGATAGAATGTGTCGCCCTGGCCTTCGCGTTCTATTTCGTAGCCATTGCCTGCAAGTTTTAACTCTGTGCCACCTGCGCCCGACCCACTCGGTGCATCCCAAATTTCAACGCGATGCAGTTTGCCTGTCACGGAATAAAACGAACCAAAGTATTTTCTAGCCACGGCGTGCGTCTTTATTATATCTTTCTAAAACTATTGCTAAGTCTCGGCCCTGAATTGTAGTGCTTGCCACAAACCCACTGTTGTTGTTATTCATGTTTAGCATTCCCTTTAATTTGTCAAGTGGTGCAATTACCTCGGGGTTAGAACTTGCGCCCGGGTATTCACCAACAAGGCCCAACGTCGGACCGCTAACAATACCACCCTCGGCGAATGCTTTAACCTCTGGCCCTTGCTTTAACGAATTGCGCACAATGGTTGCACCTGCAATCAAAGCAATACCAGCCGCCGCCGCCGCCGCTGGGTTTGTTAAAACTAATTTTTGGAAAGCTTCGGAAGCCAAAGCTGTAGCAACTAAAGCCTTACCCAAAGAATCCATAAAAGCAGCAATAGCGCCGAGCATGTTTTTACCAAAGTTCTTGCCCGCCTCTTTTTCGCCTGTTGCTAGATCACCAAGGAACTGACCAAACGACGCGGCTGCATCTGCTTGCAATGTAGCAAAAGCAGAGTTTAAAGCTTGCGTTGCTTTTTGTATGTCTTTGGCTGCTTCGCTATAGCTTACAGGATTTATTTTTACGTCTAAATATACGGGCGTGTTTGCAGTGCCCGCTTGTAGATTTGCCGCTGTTAATAATTTAGCATCTTCAATGGCTTTCTTTTTTGCCTTCTCGCCTGTCTCAAATCTTTTCTTTTCTAACCATTCAATAAAACTAGCCTCTGCTTTTGCAGTTTCTTCCGCGCTCTTTTTTATTTCTGCATTTTGCTTTTTAGTTTCCTCGGTAGTTTGTTGCCGTGATTTCTTTTTAGCAATGTCAATATCTAAACTTTTTAGAGCAGCCTCGTCTTCTGCTTCTTGTATTTTATAGATTAAATCGGTTTTTAATTTTGAATCGTCTGTAAGCTCATTGCGCATTTTTTTCATTAGTGCAATTTTTTTATTAATTGCTTCTAATTCTATTTTTGCTATTGCCTGTTCGCTTGCCCCCGCCAACTGTGCGCGTTTTATAGCTAGTTGCTTTTCGGCTTCTATTCGTTTTAATCTATAATCTAAAAATCTATTATTCTGCGCTTCTAGCGATTCGGCATATTTTTTTTGTGCCTCTTCTGCTTTTTCTGCTGCGTCTGCATTGTCTTCTAATGCGCTAGCGATTAAAGACAACCCGACAATAATAGCACCTACTCCAGTGGCGACCAAAGCGGCGGCATAAGCACGAGCCGCAACTGTGGCCTGCCCTAAAACAAATGTTTGTATTCTTGTGGCTGCAGTTTGCAATCCAACCATAAAAGCGCTTTCTGCTTGTAGGGCGTTTTGAATTGCTTGCACTCCATTAACTAAAGCAATGGCACCTTGCAGTTTTGCCATTGTCTGCTGTAGCTCTTTGTCTTCAACTCCTAGCAAAGCGGTCGCACCTTGTACCGCACTAAACGCCCCTGCAATAGCTTGCACTCCACCCAAGACCGCATCGAGCCTTCTAGTGTCACTGGCAAAATATCCAACCTCAGCCCGTGCATCGCCAATGCTATCCTTAATTCTACCCGCTTGCTGTATAATTTGATTTGCAACCCCGGCAAACTCAGGACCCAAAGCCCTGGCCTCCATGGCTAGGTTGGTCAACTGCCTAACAGTTCCCGCCGTAGGGTTCTTTGTGGCAATTGACGCCAGCCTATCCTTCTTCCTTTTGGCCGTTTCTGGGG